AATCTGTATGCCGTCTGTTCGGCTTTGAGTAAACCGGTTGTCCTTGATGCTCTAACTAAAGGACTGCCTAATCCGGTACCAGATCGTGCTATAGCTGCTGACGTTACTAAAGCGCAGCAAGCGTTAGATTTAATCGTGCTGTATGATGCTGGAGTAAAAGCAAGTGTGGATAAAATTGTGCTGGCTGTTGACTATGATCCGCACGAAGTGTTTGAGGATGCTGGTTTGTTGAGGGTGGATGATGATGTCAGATATACCAGAGAGTAAAAGGCCCTTGTGAATATAGCAACAATCGTGCGAGAATTGCAAATTCGCAAGGCTCGCACTGATTTTTTCACTTACTGCAAACTTGTATATCCACAGTTTGAATTTGGCTGGTTCCACGCCGTTCTGTGTGAAGAGTTCCAGCGGTTTTACGCCGAGATCAAGGCGGGGAAACAACCTCGCCTCCTTCTCTGCGCCCCCCCCCGCCATGGTAAATCTACTACCATGCACGCATTTTCGAGCTGGATATTCGGACAAGATCCGGATTTCATGCAGCTTGGGACGTCCTATGGCGCGACTCTCGCAGATAAAAACAACAAATATGTTCAGCGCATCATGGACTCCGACATCCACAAGGAGATCTTCCCTGATGCCGTTATCCCGAATCAGGGAAGTGGTGGCCGGACAAGTTCAGAATTTAAAATAGTAAATGCTCGCGGAGAGTATCGTTCCGCAGGTGTTGGGGGCCCTATTACTGGGACTGGCGGAGACATTGGCATTATTGATGACCCGGTAAAAGGCATGAAGGCCGCCGCAAGCATAGCGGTCCAGACAGAACACAGGAACTGGTACGCCGGAGACTTTTACAGTCGCCTCTCTCCAAAGTCTGGGATTCTCCTTTTTCTCACTCGTTGGAATGTCCAAGACCTTGCGGGGTGGCTGCTCGATGAAGAGAAGAAGGGCGGCGATCACTGGCGAGTCCTTACGTTTCCGGCAATCGCAGAGCATGATGAATACCAGTACAGGTTTCCAGATCACAATGAATATGGCTCGACGTATCGTGATGATTGCGAGTGCGTCCTGTTGCGTCGAGCTGGCGAGGCCCTGCATCCAGAGAGGTGGAGTCTCGCCCGCCTTGCGATCATCCAGAAAGTTACGGTTGCACTCGGTATCTGGGACGCTCTCTATCAACAACACCCGACGGTTAAGGGCGGTGACATTTTCAAGGCGAAGTGGTTTCCCCGTTATGATAAATTCTCTGATCTGTACGTTCCCGGCGCGAATGATAATGCTATTTATGCAACGGCAATACACGGAGACACCGCGCTAAAGACCGGAACACAACACGACTACAGCGTTTTCAGCGTCTGGGGAATAGGGAAATACGACATTTATTTACTCTATGTCCATCGTGGAAAATGGGAGGCGCCGGAGCTGCGGAAAGAGGCCAGGGCAGTCTGGGCCATGTGGCGAGGACACGCGCACAAACGCCCTCCATGCCGGGGAATGTACATCGAGGACAAGGCCAGCGGGACCGGACTTATTCAGGATCTTCGCAGAGGAACACAGAATATCCCTATTACAGCAGTCCAGCGCAATAAAGATAAGCTGATTCGAGCTTTTGATGCCGCTCCGCATGTCCAGGCCGGGAATGTTTGGTTGCCGCAGTCGGCGCCGTGGCTTGATGACTTTATAAATGAGGTGATTGCATTTAATAAATCCTTTACTCACGCGCATGACGACCAGGTCGACACGTTTATTGATGCCGTTAACACGTGGATCGGAAAAGGAAAAACAATATGGGATTTGATAGATGAATGACGAGCTGTTGGAATTGAGTGAGGTGGTAAAGGAGTGGATTGATAGAGACGAGAAAAAGGCTGGTGATAGATCTCGCGGTGTTGGCTATACGATCGGACGTCAAGAGGCATGGCTTGAGGCGAAGACACTACGAGATGTTAAGGCCAAAATAGACGAGATGATTAAAAAAAGAAATTGACATATTTGCTCAATAAGTTGACAATATAACGCAATTGTTATACAAGGATGTAATGGAAAAGACGAAACTTGATAGCGGCTATGCGTCCGCAATAATGAATTCGACTACTGGAACCGGTGGAGCAGGTGACGCCCGGACTGCTGGATCTTTTGGGTTCGGGCCTATTTTAGGCTATCAAGAGGCCGCAGCGCTCTACTCTTCGGTTTGGTTTGCAAGCAAAATTGTGAACATACCCGCTGAAGATATGACAAAGCACTGGCGAACCCACGACATTACCGATGCCGATCCCTCACTTATACAGACCGTAAAGCTCACTGAGAAAAAACTACACGTAAAAGAAAGAGTTTTGACGGCTATTAAGTGGGGTCGGCTGTTTGGTGGATCTTTGCTTCTGCTCGGCGTTCGGGATGATAAAGAGCTGAGCGAACACCTTGACGTTGAGACTATTGGCCAAGGTGATCTTGAATTTTTGCAGGTTGTTGACCGGTATCAAGTTGGAGTGCAGGAAACCAATACTTGGACGCCTTTTTCCGAGAGCTATCTTGAACCGGAATATTACAACATCTTTGGATCGATTGTCCACCGCTCCCGCGTCATTAAATTTATTGGCAAACAACCAACATACTTAACGCTTCCCGTTTGTAACTACTTCGGTGAATCTGTTTTGCAGGATCTCTATGAAACCCTCCGGGATGCAATGCAGGGCCTCGCCGGAGCAAGTAATCTTACCCTCAAAGCAAATCAAGACGTGTTGAAAACCCCGCAGCTCTGGGATTTAGTCGGGACGCCGGAAGAAGGAAAGATCAATAAACGGTTCGCGCTCATGCAGGCGCAGCGATCATTATTGAATATGCTCGTTCTTGATTCTGGAGAAGAGTTTGAAAGCATCGCTACAACATTTTCAGGGCTTGAGGGTGTACTTGACAAACTTCTTGACATGGTAGTTGGCTCTTCAAACATTCCCGCCACAAGGTTTTTCGGCCAAGCTCCACAGGGCATGAACGCGACCGGAGAAGGAGATATGCGAAATTATTATGACATGATCGCCAGCCAGCAGGAAAACAGTTTGCGTCCGAAACTTGAGGCCCTGGATGATGTGCTGATTCGTTCTGCTCTCGGTGATATGCCGGAGAGCTACGGGTTTACCTTCAACAATCTGAATCAGCCGACGCAGAAAGAAGAGCGTGAAAACAAGGGCGTTGACCTCGACAACCTGAAAAAGCTCTGGGAAATCGGAGTGCCGGAAGAAGTATTGCTGAAAGATGCTCTTGAAATGGGATTAAGTAAAAACCTCACGATGGACTTAATCAAAGAACTTGCGGAGGATCCTGTGCATGATCCAGACAACGAGACGATCTAAAACGCCTCGGCCTGTCCGGGGGATAAAAGGGCACCGAACCAGCGAAGAGGTGATATTCCGTCGGGAGCTGCTTAATATCGTAAAGGCTCTCGAAGCGTCCGTAAAAGAAGAGCTACTTCCGGTAATCAGAGCTGATCTCAAAACAGACGGCCCGATTACTGATATTTTCTCGATTATTGCAAATCTTCGTTCTCGTGTCGGTGATTTGATGACTCTTGGCGAACACATAGCGCGGAAGCTCGCAAACAATGTCGACGTCATGCAATCGAAGAAGTTCTCAAACATGATGCGCCGGGCAGTCGGGATAGATCCGGCAGAAACGATTACTCCTGACATCTCGGACATAATTGAAATTTCCGTTGCAAATAATGTCTCGCTGATAAAGTCAATTCCGGAACAATATTTTGGAAAGATTGAAGCTCTGATCCGCCAGAATGTAGAAAAAGGCCGATCTTCCGGCAGTCTCCTTTCAGATATTCAGGATCTCAGCGGAGTCACGCGCAGTCGTGCAAAGCTTATTGCAAGAGATCAAACCGCGAAGCTGGTGAGCAATTTAAACCAGGCAAGACAGGAGTCCGCCGGGATTGTCGGTTACATGTGGCATAATTCAGGAGACAAAGCCGTGCGCGGGAATCCTTCAGGACTCTATCCAAACTCAAAATACAACCATTGGAGACGTGAAGGCAAATTTTATCTGTGGAAGCCAAGCAAGAAAGAAATAATTGCACCGGACGGGAAACCTTTTCGACAGCCACCGCCGGACGGACATCCGGGAAACGCTATTAACTGTCGGTGTACAGCGGACCCCGTAATATAACAAGAACATGAAATACAAAA